GATTATTGTAGCAGTCTTACCACTATCTCATATACCAATATTTCAAGTAGTTAGTGTTGTAAGTGTTGTTATTGTACCTACATTTACCGTACCACTTACTACAGCACGGAGTTGTCCAGAAGCATCAACTGTTAGTCTAGTTATCGCAGATAACACATTCTTTAGCCAGAATGAGTCACCTATCTTCTTTTGATTTATTAAATTAAGAGCTGTTATAGCTTCATCTTGATTCTCTTTTGTAGCAGGATTTATTACAATCCCACTAGAATCTTTTACTTTCTCAGAGATGTATATTCCTTGTTCGTTCATAGTTTTAGTATAGTGAGAATCAGTCTCATTACAAGTTTATTATGGGCGATTTTTTAATCTGTTATAATCTAGTGCTGGTGCATTTACTCAAGGTATTTGTTGAAATACTGGGACAAACTCAGGTAACTGAGTATTAGCGTATGATTTTATCTTTTCCATATTATAAATAAGTTTCAGCATCATTAATAAATTCTCCAGCTATAAGTATATCTTGGTATACTTTTGGACTGTATCTCATATACGATGATCAGTCAGCATCTCATCAATTCAATATGATTTTAAATCTTGCATATTGCCAGTCTGGATTTTCAGTAGAAAGAGCATCGAGAATTTGTTGTTTATCTATTCTACATCTCATTACAGAATTTGAAAGTGTGCTTAGTGTTAGTATGTTTTTGTAAGTGACAGGATTATTAAGTTCCATTAGGTTAGTTTGGATCTGAATTTGAATACTAGCACCTGTTTTTCCTGTTTTTAGTTCGTATGCGAATTCTATTACATCAATATTCTTTTCAGCCCATAATACTCAAGCATCATAAGGCATTGTCACAATTTCTCATGTATTAGGATATCTCGATAAAAAATATAGAACATCACTTTCTCATCAGGTTCTACCCTCTATCATTGTAATTCCATCCATTGCAACTATAGTGGAATACCAAGAAGCAAGTCTTACATATGCTTTTGGAAATCCTATTATATTTGTTCCATATCTTGCTACATAGCCTCATTGTAACATATATAAGAAATCATCTTTGTAGAAAGAACATTTTGCATCACTTGCGAATGATACATTTTTAATGCGTTTACTTTCTATTCAGGATGTTTGATATAATCAAAGATTTGATACCCAATACATTTCTCAACTACTTCATGCCATATCATAGATCGTGACGTCTTCTTTTGTATGTTTGTAATCAATATTATACACTGTTCCGTCAAAAGAACATTGATAAATTACTGTATCCGCACCAAATTGAGTGAATACGTAGAGAAGATCGTTGTAGTAGTAGAGTTTCTTTACAACAGTTCCATATGGCATCGTTGTAAGAGCTGCGGAAATAGTACCTGCATTATTTACTTGGTAGAGTCGACTACCTATTGCATAAACGAGTGTATTAGATGCCGTTGTAACTGCTGTAACTACTCATCCTGCGTGAGCTGTTGTTGCTTCCTTAGTTGTAAGATCAGCATTCATCCGATACATATTTGTTTGATCAAATATGTACACTTTTAAATCTCATAACGTGTTATATAGAAACCCTCAATTGCAATATCCACTTCATCAAATTAGCGTAGTAATTGTTGTTGTATTTACTAGTCAAAGGAAAACTTCTGAAAAACTTATATAAATCTTATTATTTGGAATTGGAACAATAACAGAAATATCACTTGTAGTAGTGAATGCAAAAGTTTTAATAATTATTTCAGAAAGTTCTAAATAACGAGGATGTAAAACAGGTTCTATATTGTAAGAAGATAGATACTTGTCTCAAGTAGGGATAAAAGTATCGTCAGTTTCTCCATTATAGAACTTCGAGAATGTATGTTTCCAAGTTTTAGCCATTATCGAAATTTAGTAGTATTAGGTTCAATTGACTTCATTGTAGAGATTGTTCTATTACCTAGCATTCCCAAGAGTCCAATATCTTTTCATCCATCTCCATATAACTTACTTAAAAACACATTCCTTGCTGTTATAGCATCGTTTTCGAGCTTTCGTTGGCGGTATATATGCTCCATTGCACCAAGAGCGATAAAATAGTGATAATTTGGATGAATACGACCATTATATATGTTTGCTTCTGTTGTTCCACTCGTGAGATCGATAAGGTGTTGTACTACACGGATTTTTCCACCTGCTGTTACTGCTTTGCTCGGAGTAGGAAATATCTCAATTGATCAATCCATTACTCGAAACAATGGATATTGTGCAGAAGTTCCGTTTCTTTTTGATTGTAGATCGTCTCCTGTTGTGATTGTAGCGTCTACAAACTGTCCATTTCAATTAAAATCCACCGCAAGAGAAATTACTTTATTTACTCCTCGTGTGTTTCCGTCAACTGTTGTATTGAAAACTTCGTATTCTGCTTGTCCATTTACAAGATCGAAAGTCATTTCATTCCAGAAGAAGTCTTCATTGAGATCAGTAACAATAGCATTCTCAATCTCGTGATATGCTATATTAAGGTAACGATATAGCTGGGGATCAGTTATATTTTGAACTGTTACCCCTGTTTGTTCTCTTGTATATGTTGCGATGTCTGTAATTACCATAATTAATAGTTAGATTCTAGAAACCACCCCGAAGGGTAGCTCTATAGAAGTCAACTATTACACTGGGTAAGTTGCTGCACCTGTTTCAAGACGAATCATAGCGGCTTCATTGAGACGTTTTGCAACGAAATCAATCTTTGCTCCGACTGCTGCAACGAGGTTGAGAGCTCCACCGTGAATATTGAGAGGCTTCATTACTGCTTCGAGAGAAGAGAAGTCTGCAACTCCGTATGCTTGCTGTCCCATAAAGAGAGCAGGGTATACAGTAACTGTAGAAGTGAATGTTTGTACATTTCCTGATTCTACGAAGCGAACTCCGTGAATCTTACCTGTTTCTCCATTAAAGAGTTTATCAGGAGTTGTATACTTACTTGCTTCCATCCAGAATCCAGATCAAGTACGAAGATCACCACCTTGGTAAGTATGGGTGATTGAAACGTAGTCTCCATCGATATCAAGTGCACCTGCTGTACGAAGATATACTGCTGCCTTCTTAACGTCTGCTTCTGTAAGGATATCTGTAGCTGTTACTGCTGCACGATTGGCACGACCATTGGCATAGAATACCTTAGTACCTGCCATAACTTCTGTCTGAACAACCTGATCGATTACACGAGCGAGATTTTTACCAACTTCGTTAGAAGCAAGGTTCATAACATTTACAGGAGATGCCTTAAGAAGACGATCTGAAAGCTCAACATAGAGTCCGTATTGAGTAGGAGTACCGATAATAGCATTGATTGTGAATGCTTGTGAAGCTGGGTTTGTACCTTCTGTAATAGTCGCTGTAGCAACTGAGATAGAAAGTTTACTTGGAGCGAGCCAAGTGATTGTACCGAATCCGTTAAGATTTGAGTCTGGTTTTACACCAAAATCGTAAAAGTAGAGATTTGGTTCAAGGTTTTTTATGATGGTCGATGCTACTTTGGTCTGAAGTACATTCGACCCAATGGTTGCACGAGTTGAGATTGGCATAATTGGTAAGTTTTAGGGATATAATCCCAGCATTTCGCTTATCCCAACATAGCTTTCATAATATCATTTGCGTCATCGTTATCGATTGAGCTTGTGACAGGTTTTACGTTGCTTTTAGGGATTCACATTCCTGCTGGAGTGAATTTCCCAGAATTCATTTTTGCCTGTGATTGCTTAGATACAAAAGTCTTTACATAGAGTTCAGGATTATTGACTGCGAGAAATGCTTTATAAGCACTTTCTAGGTCTCCTGTCTGATCTGCGTATCCATCAAGTTGTTTGATATATTGTGCAGAATCAGGATATGTATTGAGAAGTGTTTGTACTTCTTGTGACTCTGTTGCAGATTGTCGTGATACAGTCTTGGTATACTCTAGAAATTCATCTGTTGTATGTTCATTATTCTGTATTTTAGACTCTAGTTCTGCTACTCTAGCTCGGAGTTGATTTCTATCTGATAGTAAACCAGCAACTCAGGACTTCTTTTTCTTTGGCGTTTCAGTAGATTTCTGAGGTGCTTCTTCATCTTCTTCTGAGTTATCAGGCTCATCATTAGAATCTTTAGCTTCTACTTCTCCGTCATCAGTTTCAAGGTCTTGTGACTCTTCAACATCTGATTGGTTGTTCTCTTCGTTTATGCCCATAAGAGAGGCAAATTCAGCACCTTCTTCGGGTGTGAAGTCTGTAGGATTAGTCATACAGTGATAGTTAGATAAATATGCTGTCTCCAGCGATTGAAGTGATAAGCTCCAGATAGAAGAGATTTACTCTTCTACTTGCAATTGACCACTTTGAATGAGTAACTTGTTGTTGCTATTGTAGTTCAGCATTCTAGCATAACTCATCAGTTAGCATTTCATCATTTTACGTTCCCATATACGTGGGATCAGTATTTTCATTTATAGAATCAATGTGTTATTAATACTTTCATTATTCTGTTGTTAATTGACCACCGTAACTTGTGAATATCCTTTCTGGACTATCTATAATATTGTCATAGACCTTTATTGATTCAATAGTTGCTTTTATTTGGCTTTCATTCCAGTTTATAGCATTTATGAATAACTTATCATTAAGCTGTTTTCTTTCTTCCTCTAGTTGGCTTTTCACTATTGACCACTCAGGAGAGTTGATCAGTTGATCCATTGCTTTCAACACTATTTTTTTGTCCATATGCTATATATTTAGCGAGTAATTGATCAAAGTATTCTTTTTGTACTCCAAGTTGTTCTAGCTTTGGATTCCATTGTACTCATTTTGTTACAAGTGCTTCTGGATCTTTGAAGTCATCGAATATTTCAAGGATTGTTTTTCCATCTTCTGCGATAACTACTGAATCACGAAGACCGAAGAAGTTTTGTATAATCTGTTTCTGTGTTAGCTTTCCATTGATTGTATCAAGAACTTTTCCGGTCTCAGTATTAAATGGTTTGAGGTTTACTTCTGACATTCTGTTTTAAAGGTAATGAGACGATCATAGATCTCTGATAAACTGATCATTTGTTCTTCATCTGTTATCATTTGCTTTTTGTGTGCCTCAATCTGATTGAGATACATTTCTTTTTTAGCTTCTGGCATTTCTTTTTTGAGTTCCTCTTCACATCTTTCGATAAGTGAAGGGATTTTTAGAAGATTTACCTGACAAGTTACATATCAAACCTTACATTGCTCAATGTGTTGTTCAAGAGCATCTTCTGAGAGCATATCTTTACGGAAATCCATAGTTTATTTGGTTAGTGAAGTAAGAGACGGATTTTGATTATTCTGAGTCATTGAGTTAGATACGAGTTGATTAGCAGCACCAGTGTTTCCACCTGCTCACATATTCATTCATGTCATTTCTCATTGCTCTTTTTGTAGTATAATCGCTTTTTTTCTTTTTTCAATGTAAATTGGTTTTACATTTGTATCACGAGCGGATTCAAACACATACAAGTAAGTATAATGGTCTTCGCTCATTGAAGTAACATCTGATTTGTCGATTCCTGCTACTTCCTTCATATCTTCATTTATGTACTTGACGAGTTCTCGTGCATTGAGTTCATCAGGTGTTGGCATACAGAATGCCTCAGCTTCTTCACGAGTAAATCCATTGTATAAGTAAGCTGTTCGTTTGAGTAATACCT